TTAGAACAAAGCTACTGACCTATGCAACGGTGACCGACATCATCGGTCAACGTATGTATCCTGATGCATTGGTGCAAAAGGCATCTTTGCCGGCAGTGGTTTACTATGTGACATCAACTCAGCGAGATCATCACCTAAGCGGATTGGGCAAGTCGGCGCATGCTAGATTCACCATTGAATGCTACGCTTTGACGAGGGTTGCAGCATCAGCACTCAGTAAGGCGATCCGTGAGACTGGAATCGATGCTTTTAGAGGTGTCGTCAGCAGTTATACATTTTGCGGAGTCGATTTCGATTCTGGCGATGAGTACCTAAACGATATACCGACCGATGGCAACCAAGAGCATCGGTATCTGGTTAGTTTTGATCTCTTGGTTCACTACAAGGAGCCCTAGAAATGGCTGCATTGACTGTTGCGGACACCGGACTTGGAGCAACCATTTCCGGCACTGGTTTGGTGACTACTCAGATCACTCGGATCGGAGATTTCACGGTCAGCGTTGACCAATTGGAGATCTCGCATTTAGGAACTACTGGCTATGAAGAACTCAGGCCAAGCGATCTGCGAAAGAATCCAGAAGTTGAAGTCGAGTTCAATTGGCTTGGTGCAGCTCCACCGATCACCACAGCGATGATTCCATCAAGTGAACCATACGCTGGAATTAGCGTGACGATCACCTTCCCAGGTGCTGGATCACTCGCTGGAACTGCTTTTGTCAAGTCGGTCAAGTTTCCAAGTTGCGAAAAAGGCACGATCATGAAGGGCAGCTATACACTGCAATTCGATGGTGCAACCGATATCACCTTCACGCCTGCTTAATTACATTGATTGGAGGGTTTAGCAATGTTTAGATTACAGCAGCAGACTGGCATTAAGTTCACTGGTGAAACTGTTGAATTGAAGCAGTGGCAGATTTATTACGGGGACACTCTCGTAGGTTATCTGCCACAAACTCAATCGGCTCAGATCCAGGCTCTGTTTGAGTTTCCACATGATGAATTGACTGATGACGTTTTGGCTGAGTTTGCAATGCTTCAGGCTGAAAAGCTTGAGGTCGATGATTGCAATGTCGTTCGGCCAGAAGAGTTTTCTCGTCAATTCGTCGAGGAGGCTTTAGCAATCAGAGCTCAGGAGGAAGATGACGATGAGTGATGCCAAGAACAGGTTCTTTGCGGTTGCTAAGCGACCGCTTAGAACCGAATCGATCACGATCAACGGGGAGTCTTTTATTATTCGTGAGTTGTCGGAATCTGATGCTGCCGATCTTGAGGTCAAAATGCAATCGAAAGATGGCAAGTTCGATTTCACTCGGCATCGTCGATTGATGGTTTCAGCTTGCTTGGTCGATGAGGCCGGCAAGCGAATTATCGAAGATCCTGATGAGCTGAAGGATTGCCCGAAGGTTGTGATCGGCCAGATTTATGATCGTTGCTTGAATCTATCGAACTACTCCGCTTTGGAGGTCGAAGATCTGGCAAAAAAATCCAGCGAAGTCAGCGGTTAAAGATTGCTTTCCGTCTGGCTTTTCAATGGGGCATTTTAGACGTTCAGGGATGGCTCAAATCGCTGCCCGAGGGCGCACTAGATCAATGGATCGCTTTTGACAAGGTGGAACCAATGGGCGAGCAATGGCAGCAAACAGCAAGCATCTTGCAAGCGGTTAATCTGCCTCTATTTGCTCGTTCTGGTCAAATCTTGCCAGAGGTCGATGACTTCATGCCATCGCGTTACAAGCGACCTAAGAAGCGTCTAGCGAGTCAACTGTTTCAATCTGCCGATGCTGTGAAGCGTCAAGCAGAGCGAGCTAAATCAATGTTTTGGAAAGGCAGCAAATAGATGGCTCAAACGATCAATGTTGCCAACATCAAAATTGGGCTCGATGTTGACGAGCTGCGCAAAAACGGGCAGTTTACTAGGGCTGAGTTAAATAGCATCAGCAAGCTTGCTAGGGAGTCAATCGATCCGTTTGATAAGTACGCTGACGAGATGGATAAGTTGGCTCGAGCATATCGAGCCGGCGGGGTGAGTGCTGAAGCGTTTGTTAGGATGCAAGAGCGACTTAGCCAAAAGCTCGGCGTTAAGATCCCAACGGCTAATCTTGAGGCATACTCAACAGGCATGCAGGCACTCAGGGCCAAGCTTGAAGCTGGCACAATGTCTTCTGATCAGTTCAGAGTTGCTCAGGCCAATTTGCAACGATCACTTGGAGTTGTCACACAGACGGTTCAAGAGCAAACCAGATCTATTGGATCAAATGCCAATGCAATGAGCCAGCTTAAGGGCATGGCAGCAGGGTACATTGGCGCAACGGCTGCTGTCAGTGGACTTAAGCAAGCTATTTCGTTTGCATCTGAGGCTGAGCAAACCAGAATCGCCTTTGAGGTGATGACTGGTTCTGTTGGTCAAACGCAGATGCTGATGGAGCAGTTCAAGGCTCTCGATGTTGAAAGCCCCATTAACGCGTCTGAGTTTGCTGCCGCTGCAAAGACATTGATGCAGTTTGGGATGTCTGCGAATGCGATTCCAGGGCTACTAAAATCGATGTCAGCGATCTCTCTAGGAAACACTCAACAGTTTCAGAGTTTGTCGCTAGCATTTGGACAAGTTGCGGCTAACGGCCGTTTGATGGGTGGGGAAGTTTTGCAGATGATTAACGCTGGTTTCAATCCATTGCAGGAGATCAGCAGGACGACCGGCATTGCAATGGTTGATCTTAAAAAGCAAATGGAAGCCGGCGGGATTTCTGCTGACATGGTTGCAAATGCTTTTAAAACTGCAACCGAAGAGGGTGGCCGGTTTGCTGGCATGAATGAGCGACTTGCCAACAGCATTGCCGGCCAGTACAGCAAGATCGAGGGTGATATCAAAGCTTTGGCTGTTGAGGTCGGCACAGAGCTTATCCCGTTGCTATCAAAAGCATCCGAAGGGCTGAGGCAACTCTTCCAAACCGAGAGCGGTGGCGAAGGGCCAGGCGTGATTGGTTTTAACATTGGGCTAATCTCCGATGCTTACACAAGCATGATTGGCGGTTTGCAAAAGACAGATTTCTCGTCAATGATTTCGCCAGCTGGTTTCATTCAAGATATTGTTAGCGGTCAAAATACTGTTTTCGGCAATATCCTCGATTCTTACGCCGAGCTCAAACAGGCAGAGCAAGATCGCCAAGATCAGATTGCAGTCAGTCAAGCGATGGAGGCAGAGCGAGCAAAAGTGCTAGCTGAGCAAGCTGCAATTGAAAAGGAAGCAGCAGCGGCTCGCAAAGAAGCAGCAGAGGCTGAAAAGAAGATGCTTGCTGGAGTGCAAGCTGAGGCCGATGAGCGAAATAAAGTGTCCAAAGAGATCATGGCTATGCGAGATGAGTATGACAAGCTCATCATGACCGAGGATGAATACAACCGCAAGAAGCGAGAAGCAGCGGGTTTCAATGAGCAAGAATTAGCAATCGCTGAAAACTTCGACAAGATGATCTCCGAGGCTAGGCAAAAGAAGGAGCTTGCCAGTCAAAAGACTCCTCAATCAGACGTTCAGCAAGCCGTTGCAAACATTGCTCCAGCACTCAAGGCAGGGACGGCCGAGGCTTTCCGATTTCTTGGTGATCAACAAGCCAAAGCAACTCAGCAAGCAGAGCAAAAGAAGATCCAAGAGGCGATTCTTGAGGAACAAAAGAAAGCCAACGAACTAAACAGACAAGCCCCAAGATTGGCGAGGTTGTAAAATGGCGAATAGTTTGGTTGGATCAGAGCTGCGGGCTGGATCTGGGTTTGCCCGCAAAGGCGAGGGATTTAAGCTGATCTTTGGCGAGACTTGGAACTTTCGAGTCAAAACAGATCAGGTTAGCTCGGATCGTCTTGATGTCCTCTATAACACTCCTGGTTTGCCCTATGCCGGCCTGATCTATGGGCCGCTTGGTTTGATCTGCGATGAGGTCACATGCGAGCGAGATACGAAGCACACGCTTTACTGGAACGTTCAGGCCAGGTTCCAGACCGGAACAGCACAGCAAAAGGCACAGGATGAGAATCAGCCCAGTCCTGATCCTTTAACGTGGACGCCGATCTTTACTGTTGATTCGTT